GTTGGAGAAGTGGAGTCCAGTTTTGGACTATACCTCTAACAAGGTTAGTGCTATTAAAGACAGCCATACCCGTCTTAACACAGCCATGCTTTTGGAAAACCAAGAGCAATGGTGTTTGAGAGAAGCCAACGAAGCCGGCGCCGGTGGTGCCTTAGGTTCTCCTGTTGGTACTGACGCACAAGGTGGGGGCGCATATGCTACCACTGATACATACGCAACTGGTGATCAAAGACTTCCTAAGATCTTGATCCCAATGATCCGTCGTACATTCCCTGAGTTGATTACTAACGAAATCGTTGGTGTTCAGCCAATGAGTGGACCTGTTGGATTAGCATTCGCTCTTCGTTACAAGTACTCTGCTACTGGCTTAAACGGAAATGCTGCTTCTAACGTAGGTACTCCTGAGAGTGTTACCCCTGCAGGTGGTGTACAAGGTGAATTAGGTCACAATCAGTTAGATACTCGTTATACTGGTGCTGATGGAGTTGGTACATTCAACTTCCTTAATGCTTCTGGTGGTAATGTTGCTGCTGCCGATGCTGACCTTGGTTTCGCCGCTGCACTTAGTGCGTTTGAGTTAGACGATGCTGCTAATATGCCAACAGTCGAACTTAGCTTCGAAAAGACAGCTGTAGAAGCTGGTACTCGTAGGTTAGGTGCTCGTTGGTCCGTTGAATTAGAGCAGGATCTTAAGAACATGAATGGTATTGATGTTGACTCTGAGTTAACAAATGCCATGTCTTATGAAATCCAAGCTGAAATTGATCGTGAAATGATCATTCGTATGATCAAAGCCGCTATCGGTGGTGGATCTGGTTCTGGTTACTCTACATTCAATGTTGCATCAGCCGATGGTCGTTGGATGGCAGAACGTAATCGTGCCTTATATCAGAAACTAATTATCGAAGCTAACAGAATGGCTGTTCGCAATCGTCGTGGTGCTGCTAACTTTATTGTTGCTACCCCACGTGTTTGTGCTATTCTTGAAATGTTACCAGAATTCAGCTGGATGACAGTTGATGGTAACGTTAACACCGCTCCTGTTGGTGTTGCTAAGGTTGGTAATGTAGGTGGACGTTTCAATATTTATCGTGACAATCGTACCGAAGCTCAATACAACTTGAGAGCCGGTGCTAGCGAGAACGATAAGATTGAATATGCCTTACTTGGATACAAGGGCCCAGAATATTATGATTCTGGTATTATTTACTGTCCTTATATTCCTGTAATGGTTCAGCGTTCTATTGATCCTAATGGATTCTTTCCTAAGGTTGGTCTCTTAACCCGTTACGGTGTTGTTGACCATCTCTTTGGTGCTTCTAATTACTACCATGTCGTATTCGTTACCGGTATGAATCAGGCAACTGATTTATCTCAGGTTACACCTTACGCATAATTCAATTAGTAATAATTAAAAACAAAAAGGCTCGCGAAAGCGAGCCTTTCCTTTTATATGAACACTAATATTACTGTCTACCGGTCTTAGACCAAGGAACTTCTTCATTCCACATCTTATCCTCAATTAAATGCTCTGAAGAACAACGTTGAGGATTAATATCCCAACCACCGCGTCTTACATACAAGCAAGTAACTGATAATTGAATAGGTTTGTACTCGTCCCATAGTCTCTTATAAATAGTCTCACAAATCTCTTCGTGAAAATGACATTCATCTCTAAAAGAAACAATATACTTAAGAAGACTATCATAAGTAGGTAAATAATTACCTTTAATCTTAATATAAACATCGCCCCAGTCTGGTTGAGAAGTAACACGGCAGTTACTTTTTAGTAATTTAGAGAATACTCTTAGTTCTTTATTCTCTTCATAACTAATAGTTTGAAGGATAGTAGGGTCTTCTGAATATTGCTCAATATCAAGAGATATAAACCTATCTTCTAAGCATTCATACATTAGTTGATCTTTCAAAAACTCTCCAGTTCTATTTTCGAGGTTGATAGGATCAAACAATTGTACTTTTACATCAGCTTCTAATAATTCACTCAAGTCTTTTTCTGACTTTTCTTTGATATTTGCAAATACTTCACAAGCATCTTTACCCAGCTTTTCCATATTAAAGCTATTCCAATAAAGCTTCATAGACTTGGATTCTACAATGTATTTACTATTACAAGGATAAACTACTTTAGCCACGAAAGCTGTAGGGAGACCTGAATCTAGCAATGCAGAAACCTCATATCCATTCCATACATCACATCCAACGAAGGGAAGATTGTCTTCTTCAATATTTAGATGTGTCCTATTGTTTGCTCTAGGTTCTCTCACAAGGAGAGAAGGATCATAAGTAGATTTATACTGACTAGATTGACCTAGATGCTTACTAATTGCGCTGTTGTCTAATTTACTCATAGTTCTAAAAACGGTCTAATTTGATTATATCTTTCTTCTACTGTTCCTGATAGTTTAATAACATTATCAAAAAGTTCTATACCGATAGTATTATAGATACCTACTATACTATCTCTAAATTCTTTATCTGCAGATCTAACTCCATCATCTACTAAACTTACATCTCTAGGATCTGTATAAAATATCTTATCATACTTACTAACATAGCAATCTAACAAACATTTAGCAAGTCTGTAAGTTTCAATACTCACCTTTTCATGTTCAAATAAGTATCTAGTATACACATATCCATCTACGATACATCTATCCAATAGATAATTACCTTCTAATCTGATATTACGAAGATGATCTTCACAAATTAGTAGCTGAGTTTGATCGTAATTGTTAGCAGTATTGTTTATCTCATTACCACCTCTCTTAATCTTACGAGTTACTTCATCTACATACCTAAAGTTTTTATGCCTTTCTTTGCAAAGTTTAAGTAAAGTAGTTTTACCAGTAGATTGAGCTCCAGTAAATGAATATATCATAGTTTATCTTTCAGAAAACCTTTCCATAATTCTATAGACAATCCATGCAAACCTCCAATTAATTGTTCTAGAGATTTAAAGCAGTTTTCTACTTCAGATACAGCAATAACTTCCCCTGAATCTAGTTCTGGAATCACTCTATGAATAACACAACCTACTTTATCGTATTTTGTTTCACTGTTATAAACCTTTTCTTGTGGATTAAAACCTTTCAACTCCGGGTATTGAGTAATTAAACCAGGGTGACCATTAAAGATTCTTGTCTTATCACAAAAATTAGGAGGTAGGATACGTAGATATCCATGTAGAGTTACTAGTACATCTTCTTTCCACTTCTCATTTAGTAAACTATAACCCATATAGTCTGCTATATTCATATAGTCAACCTCTTTAGGCCACTTAGGAATATGAACTACACTTACTCTAGTTTCGTCTGGGGATGTAAACTCTATTCGATTACGTAGTTGTTCGTTGACTCCATCGAGATTCGTGCGATTAGTGACTACATAATCAGGCCATCTACCTAATCCCTTACTAATTTCTACTATTTCACTACCTGTTTGAGAGAAGAATGCTACCCACTTTTTATACATAACGCTTTAGAATATGTTTGAACATTTTAGTATTATACATGATGTCTTCAATCTGATCTTCATTAGGTTTTGCAGTAATTAAGTCAGCTAACAACTGAGATGGTTTATGAGTCAAACCTTGATCTCCATTATATCTATAACCTAATAAACCCGCAACAACTGGATTAGAAGTATCAACTGATCGAATATTATATTTACCAGGATAGTGAGAAAATTCTCGTGCTAAACTAGCGCCAAGTAAGTGATGAGGCTTACGATAATTCCATATACCTTCATTAACAAGTCGCTCGATTAAATGTTGTCTTCCATAAGTGAACTTTTCAAGCTTGGTTTCACCATTACCAGTGATTTGATAGTAGCTAAAGTCAAAGCTAATAGCGATATAATCAGCTTTATCTGACATAAACTTATAGCATTCTGAGATTTCTTTCCAAGTCTTGCCTTGTACAGCACCAATTCTCAAGCATTCAGGTCGTCCTATATAATCACTAGTGAATTTTTCCCATGATTCCATTGTTCCTTCTGCATCTTCTAGTACATCTGGTACAATATAGTAGTTAGGGTTGATTTTTCTGATCCAGTCAATGTATTTTTGAGGATCAAACGAGTGACCTAGCTCAAAAATAGAGTTATCAAGCAAGATTTCCCCCTCTGGATGCATTGCTTTGTATTTTTCGAGAAACCACTCACAATATTCAGGTTGTTCTTCCATAAGATGAACAAGACAGTATTGATAATCATTGTATTCCAATGATTTTTCCAGTAATGCTATAGGGGATTCATGAGATACCTTAATCATACGCATATTATATGGTTTCTCAATAGAAGGTCAAGGATTAAATATTTACAATGGCATTTAAGTTGAATACATTCGTTAAGGATCAGGTCACAACTGTGAAAGAGACCCTGTCCCCTACTAATGTTCTTGACAGAGTTACTCCTAGTCAAGTTAAAACAATATTAGGCTCTAATCCTATAAAATCAATTAATGAATCGTTAGGAAATATGTCCGGAGCTAAGATAGGTCAGTTTTTTGTCGACGCTGGACAGCAATACCTCGCTCAATTAAAGAGTTTGGTTCAAGGCTCTATTGCTCAGCTACAAGCTCAAGTAGCTGGTTGTATTAATAAAGCTATAAGGGATATTTTAGACAAAAATCCTATCATAGAAAAGATACTTTTCTTTGATCAGTTCATTAATAGAGAGCTGAGCAAGATTAAAAACAAGTTAGAAAGTAAAATAGATTTAGAATTGCGTAAACTTGCTTATAAAAAGCTAAAAATTCATCAAACAGTTTTATTTAAACAAAAAATTGCTGGAGCTATAAAAAGTATTTGTCCAGACGCGACCCCAGCTTCACCTTCTCAAGTTAGACAATATAAAGAGTTATTAGGCAAGGTCAAAGATAGGTTCAAAGATGAGGGAGTAGTTGAAGAAGAACCTAAAGGTGAAAACTTTACCAAAGAAGATGTAAATAATACTGTAACTGTAATAGACAACACTCAACCAAAAGCAGAAAGAACAGATATTTCTCCAACAGTCAAAAAACAGTTGAAAGAAGATCCAGTGAAAAAAGAAGAATATACATCTGAAACTGTTAATAAAGCAGTTGTAGCTATTGAACAACAAGCAGCTAAGCAAGTTGCAGGACAAAATTGTGTATCATGGGAGGGTTTACATGGCTAATGATGTTTTTATAAATGCGAGTAAAACCAGTAGTTTAAAACCAAGCAAAAAATATTACGGTAACTACTTAGGTATTGTTATACAAAATAATGACCCCGAAAAAGTTGGTAAAATTAAAGTTTGGGTTCCTCATGTCAGCCCTACTGTGTATTTAAAATGGAACGAACTTAATGAAGATAAGTCGTTCAAGTTTATTGGTAAGAATATCGATAGCGATATTACTGATATTATTGAGGATCTGAAAAGAATACTACCATGGGCTGTTTGTGCTGCTCCTTTAAACGGTAGTTCTGGTTCTGGTAGGTATAATGCATTTGAAAAAACAGGTACTATCTCCGATAGTAGTAATATACAAGATCATAAGTTTGACGAAAATTATGTTAAGACAAAATATAGTCTCAACAATGAAGGTCTTGGAGAAAAACCTGGTAGAAAATATGAAATACAAGATTTAAAAGTTTCAGATGCTTTCACTAACGCTGGTGAGGTGCCGTTTGAATCAGGTAACAAGTATGGTTATAATTATAACCCTTCTACTTATAGTAATTCAGCAAAAGGTTCTTTCAGTATACCTAATGTAGGTAGTCATGTTTGGGTTTTCTTCGATGACGGGGATCCAACTTCCCCAGTTTACTTTGCCGTTAGTCATGGTCAGGAAGATTGGAAATCTATTTATGATAATTTTGACAATCACGGAATAGATTACCCAGGTAGTAGTGAGAATAAAAACTCTGATATACAAAATTACGACCATAATACTGAGACTTACCGTAACAAGTATGTAATAAACCAAAAAGGTGGTTCATTTGAAATAGTAAACACCGACAACAGAGAAGCTTTAAAGTTTACTCATCATAGTGGTTCATTTAAAGAGCTTAACAACCATGTTAACATAGAATTTGCTACTAATAACAGTCAAAAATTAGTACATGGAGATGAATTTAATACTACTAGAGGTTATAAGAATGACTATATAGGTAGAGATAGCGATCAAATTTATATCGGTGACAAATATACTAAGATAGGAAATTTAAAGTACGATGTTTTTAAAGAGTATAAAGATTTGTTAGATCCTATAGCTGATGCTAAACAATTATTTGAAGTTAAGAGAGCAGAAAAAATAGAAACAGAAATAGGTTTCACCAAAAAGACAAGCTTATTTCAAGCTCAAGAAGGGGATTTCGGCCCATGTCCTGTTTGTACTGCTAGTACAAGACAATTAGTATGGGATAATAAGTATACCTTCACTAGTATAGCTGAAACTTCAAGTTCTGTGCATACATATACTCAAGGAGATTCTGATTATGATTTTAGTAAGGTTAGTTCAGTTAACTCTAATATCGCTGCAGTATTAGAAGCTTTAAAAACCAAAGATAAATTTTTAAGTACCAACAAAGCTTGTCCAGTATGTGGTGGTACAGGACTAAGTCCTAGTACTTTTAACGGTCAATGGGTTGCAGAGGATAAAGATACCTATGTTACTGAGCGTTTAAAAGCCATAGCAACAGATTTAGTTGACTTAGAAAAGAAGATGGGCCGTGGTGGTAACGAAATTGTAACCATAACAAAAAATAAAATAGAAAGTATTGGTTTAGTCTTTAATGACTTTCCGTCTATTAGGGTAGACAAGGCTGGTAAGATAGATATTGACCAAGTCCTAGTGTTTGATAAAGGTGTAGCTGCTACTCAAAAAGAAAGACCTTTACATGAGTATGTACATGTGGATGACCTACCCGGTGGTAGTTTGATTCAGAACGTTAATAACAAGTGGAACGTACAAGTTGGGTCTGGTGGGGTTTCAATCAAGACTACAGGAGGTTTAGACATTGGTGGATCTATTACTAATATAGCAGGACAACAAACTAACATTGTTGCTGAAGATGAGATTAATATTAACTCTAAAGTTGTAACAATAGCTGCTGAAATGTTATTGCTTCGTAACAAAAATAAGAAGCAAGTAGTTGTAGATGGTAATCTAGGGGTAAATCAAAATGTTGTTATAGGTGGTTCTTTACATGTTGAAGGGGAGTTAAGCGTTCAGCATATTACTGCTCCTTTAGAAATCCAAGAAACAGAAGCAGTAATTGCAAAAGGTCGATTAGTGGGAGGGGATATAGAACATACTGCTATAGGTTCTTATGAAAAAGGTACAATTCAAAACCCATCGGGTGGTGATGTAGAAAACTTCCCACATGCTCATCCGTTCAAGAACGTTCCATTGAAGTTAATGAAGACTAAAGATGATGTGCGTAAGGTAGGACAAGCTGCAAATGAAGATATTAGAGCAGCTGCTATACCAGTTATACACGAAAAGAAGACGCCAGAGCAAATTACTGAATAATTTTTTCGCGCTTCTGGTTGTTTTTGATATTAAGAATAACTAAATACTTAGTAACAGCAGCTTTATATGAAAATGTTACTGTATCTCCAGATAAAACTGGTGGATTTATAATAGTTCCAGGGAAGGTATGCATTTTTACTACGCTATTATCACGAGCATTCAATACTTTTACTACAAAACCTGAAGTTTGTTGATCGGCTAAAATATAAAACTGTTCTGGGACCATTTTAAATATTTAGTTAGAATATAAATAATTGTATATGGCAGAGTCAAAAAAAGCAAGAATTTTTCTACGTAGAGGTTTAGATGCAGATCGTTTGCAAACTCCCCTTTGCGAGGGAGAGTTGGGTTACTCTACTGATAGTAAACGTGTGTTTGTAGGTGATGGTAGTACTGACGGTGGTTATTCCCTAGGTACAACGTTATTTATAAAAGATTCTGCGAGCTTTAATTTAGGTACTCTTAATGATGGGTCATCATCCGGTGAAGGTAAAGGTGAAGTTGGAGATTTGCTCTTAAAGCCAGCTGCAGATTTTAATATTATAGATATTAATTCTAATGCTATTAGTTGTAACATTAGCCCTAATCCAGAATTTAGTACAGTACATGCTTTAACATCATATGCAGGTAATACTTTATCTTGGGTCGCAATAAATTCTGGTATACCTTTCAGCCATATTGATATAGGTAATGATTATATCAATGGAGATTACATTCATGGTGGAGACATTTCTGGTGATGTGACTTTCAGTGATGATATTACAGTTTCAGATAGTGTTACCCTCGATGGGGTTGCTACGAATGCTGAAAATGCGGCTTTATTGACAGGTAATGTTATTTACCCTCTAGGTATAACAGCTAATGCTCAGGTAACAGCTGTTAGTTCTGTTTTTAGCTTAGGTGCAAAAACTGCAGCTCTTGGTAACAGTATAGGTTATGTTAAAGCAGTATTTTCAACTAATACACCTATATCGGCAACTAATCTCAACAGTGTCATAACTAAGAGTACTGCAGGTGGAACCCCTAGTTCTTCCTCTAATGTATCTCTAGCAAGTCATATAGGCGCTACGTACTTTGGTACCACTTCTTACTCGTCGGGTACTGGTACTTATACTATAAAAGCAATAACATATACTCTATCTGATATAAGAAATGCTTTAAATCAAAATTCAATTACGTGGGATAGCATAGAAGAGTTTTATTTTTCTGTATATGCAGATCATTATGATGATGCTGCATGCTTTTTTGGTTTTGCTAATGAATCTACCGGGGATAATGAAATATGCTTTTTTAGTGGGTCTTCTATTAGTTCCGGTCGCATGCGTATAGTACCTAATTTGAGCAGAGTAATAATTACTAATACCTATTCCTCAACTGAGCAATTAATCATCCATACTGGTATGGATAACGGTAAGATATCATATGTATTGACTGGAGTCAAAGTAAAGATTTAATCTTCTAATTCTAATACTACAGATTGTCCTATATAAGGTATTAATTTTTTAACATCTTGCATAAAAGATTGTCGCGCTTTTGTATTTTTTATGGTCTTGCATTCTTTGTATAAATTAAGAATGTAATCTGCAGTTATTATTTCTTCCCTGTATACTTTCTTCCCTGTATTTTTTTTCGCAACCATATAAATACTTATTAATGCCATGGCCAAATTATATATACAATGAAAAAACTAAGCATTTGGAAATGCTTGATGGTACAATTTTTTTGGATAACAATAGTGAACCTGCAATATTTGAAAGCGTAGATCAAGCTTATCGTTATTTAAAGGAGAATAATATAAATGGGTTAGTAGGTAGAAAACTTAACATGGATTAAATATTTCTAATGAGTAGTGTATATTCCGAAGTTACAGCAACATATTCTAGAGATAGGGTTTTAGAGAAATTTGACACTGCAGCAAATACATTACCTTATACTCTTAATGATATAAAAATAAGTCACAACGACTTATTAGTTGCTAACGTATATAATAATTCTATTAGTAAATTATATAGTAACTACTTATATTTGATTGCTAACGCAGAAATCACTACTAAAGTATCCCCTACAACAGCTCTTTCTTCTCTTAATTTTAACGATACATACGTTGGTACCCTAGGGGCTCCTACCACAACTACAACAGGTACAACTTCTTTATCTACTATTAAAGAAGTACATGTCATTAACAAGCGAAATTACTCTAATAATAGTCAAGATAGACTAGTCTTATCTTTCGGAGATGATAATAGTTTAGTCTTCAAGTATACTAATGATGGTAGTAGTGTTGTAAGTTTAATCTCCGGTAACAAAGTTGAGTTTAATAAACAATTCGAGTATAGTGAAGTTGTCGCGGTTGACTCTATTGATAATAATTTATTTGTATTAGACAAAGGCAATAATACCTTATTCAAATATGACGCTTCGGGATTAATCAACTCCGATCCCCCTGTAGAAAGAACTGGTATTACAAGTGGGTTACCTGGTAGGTTTTTAGTTAAAACTATCGGTGGTAAAGGTAAGGTAAATAGAAAAAATAAACTTACAGATCCATCTGGTATTAGTATATTTGATAACAAAATTTATGTTCTTGACAATGGTAATTTAACTATAAAAGTTTTTGACTTAAATTTTAATTTTATAAACAGTCATACAAATAAAGAAATATTTGATTATAAACCTGTTAGTATTAGTGTTAGTAGGAGATCAGATTTGTCTAGCGTTGGTAAAATTTTTATACTAGGGCAACGCGGAGAAATAATAACATGTAATTTAGATTTCACTAACCTTAAAGTATATAAAGTTTTTGCAGATTATACTTCTAGATTAGATGCAAGTAAGTTTTATAGTGAAAAAACTGGATTCAAAAAGATTATATCAAGCCCATCTAACAATAATGTATTGTATGTTGTTACAAACAAATCAGTAGTTAAATTTTATAAGACCAATCCATCAAGACCAATATCTTTCTATGATACTAATAGATTAGGTTTAAATCAAAGCTATGAATTTATTAATAGTATGGGTGTTGAGTCTATTAGTGGTGTCGATAATTTAGTTTTATGCTCTCATTTGAGCTCTGGTGAAACAAAATATAGTATTTTCAAAGATGAAAATAATACTACTAAATTATATCATGATAATTTTTATACAAACTATTTTTCATTATCTGATATAGCAATTAAACCTCAAGAGTTGGTTAACTCTATAACTTTCAATAAAACCACAGAAAAGCTATCGTACAATAATTTAGCTTTATATGAAAATTTAAATAAAAAAATATATTCCTATTATACTAGTAATAGAGTGCCAGAAATTAGTACTGTAGTAGAGTCTACTTTTACTGCTCCTTCAGGTTTAGATACTAATCCTGATTTTTATATTGGAGTAAATGAGCCTATTTTAACAGATATTATAAATAGACCTCTTACAAAATTATACGAGCAACAAACAATTTTATTTGACTCTTTAAAAGAAAGTTTTCTTAACACAAACCCACCAGATGGGGTAAGTGAAATATTAGTATCAGAAAAAAATATATCTACTCTACCTGTTATAAGATTTGATACTTTGGGTACTAATCTCACTGTAGGAAGCCCAGGTGCAGCTGAATATACTGTTACAAGAACTAAAACTGATGTAGAAACCAGTTTCAAAGTATACACTTCTCCGGTAGATACCAACACTCTCACATCTGATTATGTACATATACCAGAGACAGACCCTCTTACTATAACATTTGACTATGGAGTTTCTTCAGTCCCGGTTAGTATAGGTACAGATAATGAAGCTGGTACGGTTTTTAGAGGTAACCAAGATAAACAATTTACTATATTTCTTACTGACCCTAGTGGTGGTGTGTTAGATCAATTAAATTCTTCTAGAGTTACTACTATTACAGGAGCAGGAGACACTCATGTGTTGAATCTATCCTCAGATGATTCAACTTTAATTGAAGGTTATACTAAACGATTTGCTGTTACAAGAACAAGTACACCTGTATCAACTTTATCTGAACCTATAAGTGTTAATATATACACCAGTAATCTCACTACTAGTGATAATGATTTTACTACAATACCATATTATACTACATACGGTGGTACATTATCTACTGATTACTCTGACTTTAGTGGAAGTAATTACGGAGAAGTATCTGCTGTTACACTATCCGCTGGTACGGTTGTTTTCCAACCTTATATAAGCGCAGTATTTTTTGATTTATCAGCAGCTAGTGGAGATGATGCGGAACTACAGGAATCTTTCTTATTACAGATACATAATCCTAGCCCGGGTAGTATTTTAGGGGCTGATTATGAAAAAATCAATTTGTTAAAAGAAGACTTAATACCTATTAGTTTAACTGTTGATAGTACATATCCTACAAACGTAAATTCTACAGGTAAGTTAAGCGGAGTAAATATCTGGAGTTTATTATGTAGCAATACGACTTTTCAACAAAATAGCTCTAATAGAGTTTTTGATGTTTCTTTGACTTTAAATAATTCTCTCACAGTATATAGTCCATCTGCTGATCGTGGTGCTATATATTTTGACTCTGGTTCAGTTTCTAATCCATTACAACCAGGAAATGAGTTAACTATTACTGTTAACAGTAATAACTGGGTAGTCGGTAAAGGTGGAGATGGTGGAACTGGTATGATGTGGCTATCAGGTTTTAATTTTCTTACCGGTCTAGTTAGTACAACTAATGATTTAGATGATGAAGATTCTAATTTTGTAGAACATGCAGGACAAGATGGCGGCCCAGCCATTACTGTAGATGATTTTACATATTTAAGTATTAATAACTCTGGTTATATATATGGTGGAGCCGGAGGAGGAGGTGCCGGCTTTTTACCCGTTACTGCTGATCCTGCTTTTCAAATCTGTGTTTTATCGGCGACCTCTGGTGGTGGGGGAGGAGCTGGTATTTTACCTAACGGCGTGGGATGTGGAGGTCCGGGTCACCCGGGTGGAACTTTTGGTAGTGTTGTAGCTACAAGTGCTACTTTTGTAACTGCTGGTGGAGATGGAACTGAAACTTCTGGCGGCTCTGGTGGAGATACTTACAATTATGAAACTGACAGTTATTTTGTTGGTTCTTATAGTACTTTAAATTTGACAGTTATGGATGGAGGATCAGGAGGAGGACTTGGTTTACCTGGTCAAGGAAGTGATATACCTGATGATTGTTCTAATTATTGTACTTGTTTTTACCCTATTTCTTCTGATGTTAAACGATTTGAAGGTGGAGGAGCAGGGCCTGTTGTGGGTGGCGCAGTCCATTGGTATACTAAAACAACAGATATAGCTTCTGGAACATTTTGCGGGTCAGATATATAATTTAAATGAAGTTTAGCAAGAATGCTCAAAGTGCATTAGCTATAGCTAAAAAATATGCACAGGATTATAACAGTAAGAA